GATGACCGTGAGATAAGCGATTACATCATCCAGCAGGCAGGGCGCTATAGTGTTAAGGAAATAGGTTATGACGCATACAACGCGGCTAGCCTAGTTGCAAGGCTGCACGATGCCGGTTTGCCAGTTAAAAAGGTCGGGCAAGGCATGGCAGTGTTAAGCAACCCGTCCAAACACGTTGAAAAGCTAATTATGCAAAACGCGATTAAGCATGATGGCAATCCGTTCGTTGGATGGCAATTAGGAAACTGTGAGGTTTATGAGGATGTGAACGGAAACGTAAAGGTTCGCAAGAATGAAGCTGACAAAAGTGCCAAAGTGGATGGTATTATTGCGCTTATCATTGCCATGCATTGCAGTTTGGATCACCCGGCAATGAGTGGTTTCGGTTTCCGTACACTTTAAGGACGCGCCATGAAAATCCCCGGAATTCCCGAATTGTTTCAGCGCAAATCGGCAAAAGCGGATGAGTCTAATACGCTGTACGGGCAAACGGCGCTAGGCAATAACATTGTTTATCAGGGCGACAACAAGCGCCCAACGGTAAACACGCAGATTCTGTATGTAACTACCAGCAGCGCAACTGATGCTGGCAGGCCGGTAGATACATCACTGCTTTCGCGCAATAGCACGGTAATGTCGTGCGTTTCTGTCAAGGCGCGGGCGATTTCTCAATTGCCAATCCGCATCATGGCTAAGGCTGATGACGGAACCTATGTGGATGCGCTGGCATCAAACAAAGTTGGTGTCCGAGACAAGGCTAAAGCTAAATCGGTCATGAATTTGTTGGAAAGCCCCAACAATTTCCAAAGCCAATACGAATTTTGGTTCCAATGGATGATGTGGCACGAAATGTTGGGCGAAGCCTTTACCTTGTGGTGGAGGAAAGACCAAGATAACGCAAGCCAAACACCGTTGGAAATGTACATCCTAGACAGCACCCTAATTGCTGTCACTATTACGCCCGCCCGGTATCCAAGTTATAGGTTGTCTACGCCTAGCTATGGATTTAGCAAAGATGAGCCTTTGGCGGCGCATCAGGTGATGCACGTTAAGGATCAGGCGTGGCAAGGTTCGGCTGGTTTCAATAAAGGCATCTTGGCGGCTGAATTGGTTGGTCTGGATCAAGATATTGATCTGTACGCCAATTACGTCATGCTGAACGGAGCCAAGCCAAGCGGTTTGTTTATTACCGAGCAGGTAATTCCAGATAGCAAATACAAAGAAATTGCATCACGTTTGAAAGAAGCGTGGTCAAGCATGGTCGGTAGTCAGAAAACCGACAAGAGCAAGCCCGGTCAAGGGATGCTGCTGGATCAGGGCATGAAATACGAGGCAATCAAGCCCTTGACCCTGCAAGATACTGACCTAGCAAATTTGAAGCTGCAAACCATGAAGCGTATTTGCGCTGTGTATGGAGTGCCGCCCGCAATGGTAGGCGTTGGTGAATCAAAGTTCAACAATACCCAAACCATGCTGGATGAGTTTTATAAATCCACCATGTACCCGGTAATTGTTAACGTGCAACAGAAGCTGAAACAGCAGCTATTTAACGGATATCCCAATTTGTATGTGGAATTTGACACTAAGAATTTCCTAAAGGGTGCGCCGCTGGATCAAATGAATTTTGCTCAATCCGGTGTTACAAATGGCATTATGTCCGTCAATGAAGCCCGTGAATATTTGGGTATGCCTAAAATGGATGGCGCGGATGGATTGAAAACAGACGCAAAACCGGCAGAGCCGATCCCCGGAAGCAGCCCGCAGGACACCGGGGGCGGCGGTGGTAATCAAACCCGGAAAATGAACATTGGAAAATAAAGTTGTCCATTATTTTCCGTTTAGTGGTAGCATCATTAGCAACATATAAGGCTAATGAGCCACCGCCACCTAAGCGCGGTAGGCCACCTAAAACAATACACGACATTGATACAACCAAAGTCGTTGAGGTAATACATGACCAAGCAAATGCTAATCCTGTGCGAAGCCAAGCTAGCAGCCGAGGCCGCACAAAGCGGAAAAGCACCGACAGGCAAAATTGAAGCCTGTGTAACAACTTGGGGGCCGCGTGAAGGCGCAGACGGCCGGAAGTTTTATTACAAACCCGAAGGCTTCATGGATTGGGCAAAAGAATTTGCCAATTCTGGCCGTCCATTGCCGATGTTTGTAAACCATTCCGCAGATGCAATTCCTGTTGGCGAATGGACTGAATTTATGTTTGACGATGAGGGCATGACAGCTAAAGGTAAGCTGTACATGAACACCACACAAGGCGCAGACCTATATAACGTCATGATGGAAAGCCCCGCCATGTTTGGCGGCGTGTCTGTTGGCGCTTATGCTGAAGAATATCAGTGGGTTAAAGAAGATGGCGAAGTGTTCCCGGCTGGTTCCGGCGAATATTGGGATGAAGGCTATTTTCAAATCACTAAAGGCGGGCTGCGCGAAGTGTCCGTGGTGATGTATCCCAACAACCCGGCAGCAGAAGTGCAAAAGCTGGAATTCTTCCGGCCCGATGGCACGGCAGATTTGAAGGTTTTGGAAAAGGCTTTGCGTGAAGCAGGGCTATCCAGAAAAGATGCGGTCACATCCGCATCTGTATTCAAGAAGGTACTAGAGCAACGCGATGTTGCCCCTGTAACGCTTGAAAATGCGCCGAATCAGGGCGATCCTGATGCGGGAGTGACCGAAGCCCAACAATTGCTGGCTGCGCTTGAGCAGCGCGAGTTGTTGGAAGCAATTTCTAAATTTTCAAAGGTGTAATCATGGAAAAAGTTATCGAAAAGCTGGACGCAATCCAAGCGTCTAACGAAGCAAAAATTGCTGAAGTTGTGGCCGCTGCTGAATCAAAAGTGGAAGCCGCTAAAGCCGAAATGGTGGAAAAGGTTGTTGCGCTGGAAGCCAAAATTTCTACGCTGCAAGCCCCTGCCATTATTGAGCGCACAAGCCCCAGCGTTCGCAAAGATGTGAACAAAACGGTTCGTGAGCAACTGAAAGACATGGTTTCTGGCAAATCGCAGTTTGAAAAAGAACTGAAGATTTTTGCTGATGAGTCGCAAATGCAAGCGTATCTGTCGGAAGCGTCTGCGCTGACCGGCGGCGGCAACAATCAGGGTGGACGCACCGCGTATGACCCCGTGTTCCGTGCCTTGCGTCTTGCCAACCCGCTGCGCGGAATGTCCCGCACCGTTGCTACTGATGGTTCGTCGTATCAGTTTCGCGTCAAGACCGGCAATGCTGGCGCACAGTGGGGCTACGCCATTCAAAACAACGGCGCGGCTACTACTGAGGACACAAGCATTTGGCAACTGGTTCTCAAAGACATTAACGTGCAGTTCCCGATCCGTACAGCGGCCCTGGACGACATTGATGGTCTTGAGGCAAACGTGGTTGACGATATGCTGGCCGAATTCGCACAGGCTGAAGCCCTGTCGATGATTGCCAACAATGACCAATCTGGCACTGGCACATCGGTTGCAACCGGTGGCGCTGATGGTCTGCGCGGTCTGGATCAGTACCCCGGCGCTAATGCTGTGTATGCTGGCGGCACGTTCAGCACATCGGCATTTGGCACAAGCGGCACTGGCTCTACCAGCGGTCTGCACAATGTGGCAACCTATGACCAGATCACCACCAACGCCAATACGGTTGGTGCAAATAACGTCACCTACAATGACGTTATTAACCTGATCTACGCATTGCCGCAACAGTATTGGACCGAATCGGCCCGATTCCTGATTAGCCCGATCCTGCTGAATGGCATCCGCAATCTGAAGGACAACAACGGCGCACCGATCTTTAACCGTAACGAAGGTTTGTCGGTTGAAGGCATTGTGGGCCAGTTGCTGGGCTTTGATGTGGTTGTCAACAAATACCTTGATACCCCCTCGCAAACCACCACCGGTTCGGCTGGCACAACTAGCCTGTATCCGATGTATTTTGCGGATTGGAGCCGGTTCCATACCATTGTTGACCGTCTGAACATGGTTATGCGCCGCTACGACCAGACGCTGCCGGGCTTTATCACGTTCTTTGGTGAAAAGCGTTTGGCAACATCTGTGCGCGACCCGTTCGCTGGTGTGCGTTATCGTTCTACCGCGACTGCGACCTAATTGCGTTGCCCTTGGGCGGGGGGTTCGCCTCCCGCCTTTTTTCAAGCAATTAAACTGGAAGAATCATGACCATCACCGAAAAAATCCTGAACGGTATTAAACAGGCAATTCACGAAGGCAAAGAGTGCAAAATTGATTTGCGCGAAGCATCTGCCATCACCGGGTCGGGTTCGGGTGTTGGTGGTAATGTAGTTTTTGATGATGCGTTTGCTGCGCTGCGCTATGCCAATCCTTTGCGGATGGCCTCACGCGAAGTGACTGTAAACGGATCGGATATGCAGTTCGTTGCCAAAACCGGTAACGCTGCAAACAGCACAAATCCTTGGGGCTACACGTTCACGCCTAACAGCGGTTCGCCCAACATCAATACATCTATCTGGCAATTGCCGGTGCGGGTTTTGGTGGCTCAGTTGCCCGTCCGTACAGCCGTGCTGACTGATGTTAATAATCTTGATGCGACCTTGGCCGAAGACCTTGCGCTTGAATTCGCGCAGTTGGAAGGCGCGTCAATGGTTCAAAACAACGACCAAAGCGGCACAACCACAACCAGCACAGGCGGCGAGAACGGTCTGCGCGGTTTGGATATGTACGCGGGCGGCGCATCTAGCGCATATGGCACAAGCGGCACGGCCATGACCAACGGCATCCACACGCTGGCGCAAGTGTCGCTAGGTGGCTCTGCGGTCACTTACAACAAGGTTGTGGACATGGTAAACGCCTTGCCCCCGCAGTACTGGATGCTGCCTG